TCAAATACTTCTTATCATCGTACATGGATGGCTCCATGTACTGACCACGATCCAACGCCAAAATCATGTTGGTTCCGTTATCGAAGTCCATCGTCAAATCTTCCGACGCGAGGTCATTATTCGCATACGGAGAAGTACGAATGATCTTACCAATATCCTTTGGATCAAGATTAGACCCTACATACTGCATGATCTGATTGAAGGTAAGCTGTTTACCAAGGCGAGTCTCCATGTCCTCAGTCCCCGGCTCAAGCCGGATTGTGTAGAACAACGGAGAAGTATTCTTAAACTCAGCTACATTGATCAGCTCTGCCCGACCAATAGCCGGCACGAGGTTCTGCTCAGTATAGTACTGCTTCGCAAGTTCGAGGGTTTTCTCACAGAAATCAATCAAGTACCGCTCGATCTTTGAGGTGTACACAGAGAATTTCTTCTTCTGCTGAATGCTCATGAAAAGCATAGTGTACGGATCTAGATTGGTCTGCTTCTCTTGGAGCTCTTCCTGAAGATTTGCGATCACGTAGAACTGATCGATCATCTGAGTGATATACGGAAGATACTGATCCCCAGTACGGCCAGGAATAACAGTAGGAGCAGCCCCAGAGTACGAAAGCACCCGAACGCCCGGCTGAAGTCCACCATTTGCTACTTTGGTTCCTGCTTGTACCGCGAGCTTGTCATCCCCAAGAGTTACCTGATGGGTAGCAGTCTGACTTACGGCTCGGTTGATTTCACCTTGGATTGGACGAAGTTGCTTAATGAATGAGTAACAGCGAGGAGAAGTAGGGATTTCATCCATCCCAGCAAAGATGATCGGAAATACGCCATAAGGAAGCTCACCTTCCCAAAGGATACCCTGCATCGTGTAAATGAAATAGTAGCCGTTCGGGAAATTAATCGAAGGCCGAATGTACATTTCAAGCACAAGGCATTGATTATTAGACTTTTCGTAAGTCGATCCATTTCCATCAAATACAAGGTACGTCTCGTCCTTGCTCTCCTGAATAAGTTTCTGCTTTTCTTCGTCATTTCCAACGCGAGTGCGAAGATCGTCAATGTTGACCATCTTGCGATAGCCAATAAACCAAGAATCTTCCATGGACTTCGCTTCACCGGCTCGGAAGATGTTAAATCCAAAAATACGCTCAAATACGAAGTCCCCAGAAAACAAAGGCTTGGATTTATCGATCTGCTGTTGGCCCATTTCGTCCATTACAGGCTGACCCATCTCATCTACGGCTGGAGCATACCCAACCTCCTTGCCCCTGGGTTCGTCCCAATAAATCTTATGACAAACTTCACCAACCCGAATGAAGTCCTGCACAATCTCCCGAACCTTATCATTCCAGCGATGGCGGTCCTTGATGTCGCGCCATACAGAGTTATTAAGCTCTGCCGATTTCTGGTCCTGAAGTTCGTTCTGGTTTTTAGGAAGCGGGGCAACGCCGGGAGAATACGAGATGATGTTGTTCTCGTAAATCTTACAGATACGCTGAATGTGATTAATAGTCAGACGGATTTTTTGCTCTTCCGTGAGCCTCTGGTCATCCCTAACACGGTTCCAGAACCGTGAGCCTTTACGAGCATAGTGGGAACCAGCCACAAGCAAAAGGTTAGAGCGCTGTTCCGCATACAAATGATTGTCTGCATTCTCGCCATCTTTATAAAGTCTAACCAGTTCGCCGTGATCTAATTTTTTCATTCTACAACCCTTTGACGGAGGAGATTTTCATACTCAAGAGGATCATCAAGAAGCATCTGCTCAAGTGTGCTTTGTTTGATCAATGACTCTTCATTGGTAAGAGAAGCCCTGGCCTGGGAATCTTGCGCTGCTTTTACTTCAAGCGGAACGAAAACCGGCTCTGTGGTTGGAGCCTTATCTACCTGGAGGAAGCTCAGTTCCAGTCCCCCATAAGAGAACTTAGCCACTCCATTGCGACTACATGACTCTATAATATCAGTAATTGACTTTGTGTCAAAAGAAGTCGTCATAGTCGGAGAGGTCGGTTCCGTAGGAGTCATTCCAAAATTTAATTTCATCTTGTACCTCATTAAAGCCCGAATCGGACTTTGGTGCAAACATTCTTATTCGATCCCTGTTTCTTTCAATATGCGCCGTCTCATGGGCACTCAGCTTTCTCCCCACCATCGATGTATCTCTAACTGGGGTAAACCCGATATGCGAGAAGTCGAATGGAATCTTAGTCAGCGCATAACGCATTGAGTCCACCGAGTCGTCCTTAGCCTTCCGCTTATCCGTGCCAAGCTGAAGCGTAGTCAATTCCGCAATGATCGGGTTACACTCAAACGAGCTGTCTACCTCAAGCATCACGTTCTTAAACAGCACGTTGATGATCTGCTCCCCGACATCGTGCTTCTTCTCCGCTGGGATGAAGCTAAGCCCCATCCGATCCGTAATCGTCTTAAAGTCCTTAGCATGGTAGCCATAGAACGCCGCTGTCACAGCCAAACCCTGACTAAGCTCCATGTACTTCGATGCCACGTCCGACATCGTATATCCCTTGTCGCCCCCCCGCCAATGCCGAAACACCCGCCCATACCGGTAATCCGGCCTCACTGCGACAAAAGTTATCGCGCTCGGGTGGTTCTCATCCCCACCCGCACCAATGTCCACCCCCACATAAATCGACCAATGCGCCGGAATCTGTATCGGAGGCTGTACGTTCTTGGCCCGATCAAAACTCGGGTACTTCAATCCTTCATCTTTGACAAAGCGACCATAGACCCGCCGTTGCACTTCGGCCTCAGACTTACACATTGCAATGGTTCGGAGGACTTTCTCATTAGTCCAATGAGAAGGACTACCATCCAGAAAATACTGACAATCAAATAGCGAAGCCCGTAGCTTCTTAGCAAATGGCATTTCCTCCTTCTCCCCACTCTTGGGCTCCATGCACAACCGCCACCACTCCTGACCAAGTGTAGCAGTGAACACCATCGAGAACATCCCATCTACCGCATTTCTTCGAAAGTTGATCTCATCCCACAGCTCTATGGGCAATTCCTCGTCGCAAGCCACATAATCCACCGTGCCCGACTGAAGATGCTGAGCATCCTGAGCGTAAGTCTTGAAGTAGAGCGCGACTCCGCTATTAAAGTAGATCGCCGAGATGTCCCCTCGGTTCTTGAACTCCGCCCTCCAGCCGTACTGCGGGTCGTCCTTGAAGTCATCCTTGGGCAATATGTCGGGCTTCCACTTCGTATGGAACTCCGCTGTTGCAATCTGCGCAGTCGGGTACAAATACCAAAACTGCCTTGGCGTTCTTCTAAATCGGTTGGGCCAAGCCTGTACATTAGTCGCATAGTCTACAATCTTCCGAATCTGCGTGGTCGATTTACCCAACTGGTTAGCAGCCGTGAGCAATATGGTCTTGTCGTTCGAGTCCAAGAACTCCCGAGACCAAGCATAGTCCTTGAACCCATAGATGTGCGGAAGCCCACGCATGAGCTTTGCCTTCTCTTCGAGAAGTTTGAGCTTCTCTAGCTTGATGTCCCTGATAGAGTCTTCTGTGCTCAAACGATCTCCCCATCCTTGAGTTTCTGAAACGAGGCTACAATCGGTTCGGGGGACTTCACCGTCTCCGTAACCGAGTCATACCCAATCCCCGGAACCGCTTGCATCTCCTTCTCAAGAGCCGCGATCTTCGCATCAATGTCCCCAGTGAGTTTGCTGATGTCCATGGACTTGGTGCTTGAAGCTGCTTGGAACACGTTCGTGTAGCTATTCTCCTGCTTCATAAAAGTCAGGTTCTTCGTCTCGGATCGTTGGACGTAACCACCTTTGGCTCGGAGGTCCACCATAGCCGCTGCCTTCAGCACGAGCTCAATGATCTTAGCGTCTTGAACCGACCCATCAGCTTTCTCCAACGGAAGGTTCAAAACGTCCCGAATCCTCCGAGTCGATAGGTTCAAAAGCCCCCGCATCACCGCTTCGTACTCCGGTGGACGGCAGAGGATATAAGCCACCACATGAGGGGACTCTCTAAGCATACTGTGGAACTGGTTTCTGCTTACTATTCCAAGATAGATGTTCGACTGATTCATCACCTCATTCCGGGTAGCCGATACTCGGTCATGCTCCATCCAGAAGTTATTGCGCATGGCTTCGACTGCGGCCGTTGGGGTGTAGTTATAGCGAGCCTTCAGGATGCCTAGTAGAGCTTCCTCCTCGACGTGGACAAGTTCTTCGGGGACACTGAGGACGGCTTCTTTAACGCCTTCTGGGAGCAAGTTTAAGAAGGATCGGGGGTCCTCGATCTGCTCGATGTAGGTATTGAAGGTGAGCTCTTTCTGGATCGTGGCTCCTTCTGGGAGCTTGTGGCGGGTGCGCTTGGTGCCGATTGGGTCGTTGATGTTTTCTTTGGCTAATACGGAAAGGTCAGTTCTTTGCCTGATCTGCTTACGCTTTTCTTTTGAGTCCATTAGTTTGAGCCTAATTCATTTTGCTAGGAAGTAAACTATTTTGATCGGAGGTCGGAATGCGCACGTTATATGGACCAGGGCGATTCGTTAGCGACCACGAGGCGCGCTGCCCCCCTAGCCCCCCCACCGCTTTCATTGAATAAATCCACCCATTCAATTTATTATTCTTCCTGATGAATTGCCTGGCTACCTATTAGACTGACTGATAGTGTAATGATATCAATAGCTTGAGTAGCTTGGAGGCTCGGTGGTTCGAGACAAGAACCATGCCAAGCCAAGATCATTAGTAGTTCTTATAAGGTACACTTATTTTGAGGCCTTCTAACCTGGTGTAATCATTGAAGAAAAAACAGAGTTTACATAATTACTATTATCAGACGCAGTAGTTTTACTACTAATAGTTGTTTTTATTGGGTTTTTACTTTGAAAAATTGAAAGTCAAAAAAGTCAATGATTCCAGGTAGTTATAGGTACTCACGTGTACATATAATAGAGAGGGCAAAGAGTGCGATTTAAACTAACCCCGTAGCGGCTGCATAAATTTTATACAGTGACTATAAATATTACAAATTTTAGGTGGTGTGTCTTTTGTGAAGTGTGCGATATCATTAGTTTTTAACTTTGGCACACTATCTGCATTAGTGAAGGTATCGGCGATCATGCCGATTGAGAGGACTAGATATGAGCGAATTGGAGTCTGCACAGTTGATTAGTGCCTTAGTTGTGATCGCGTTTTTTGTTGTGTTGGTTGTTTCGGTTGAGAATTGAGGGAATATGAAAGAGCTAATTTTTGGACTTGGGTTTGGTTTGTTTATCTTCGGCTTGGTGCCTCATGGAATTGGTGGAGAATTTGGTTTGATGGGTTTTTTCGCCATGATTTTTAGCGCAGTCAATTTGTTGGAGGTGCAGTCATGAATAATATCTTTCAAAGAGAGAAGGATGGTGAGGGCATGGTGATCAGTCATGAGGGTAAACTGTACTTTGTGCCATTCACTGAGACTGACTCTCATGAAGAGTTAGTGCGTAGATTCGAACAAGAATTGGAGGTGCAGTCATGAAAGCATGGGAAGTAATTGCATACACTTATGAGGCCTCTATTCACTGCGAACAGTGTGCCTTAGAGCGTTTTCCTAGTGGTGAAGGTACTGATCGGGAAGGCAATGATATCCATCCCGTATTTGCTAGTGATGAATTTGGACCGAACGAAATTGTTGGTTGTGATGATTGTGGCGATATCATCCATGAAGCGGACTGCGATGACTGCGCAAGAAGTTATGGACCATGGTCAGCATGCAAGTGTGGAGGTGAGGAATGAGTTACGAAAAAGAGCTTGAAGCAAGGCATGAGAAAGTTTTGAAATTGGTAGATGAGCTTAATGATTTAGTCGCGGAATTGGCTATGAAGGAAGGAAAAGAGAGCGCTCTTTACTTGATCGAGTCTGCCATGGAGGTGTGCAAAGATAACAAATTTTTCATGTAAGCCGAAACTAGCCGAAAGGCTAGTCTATCCGTTTCACGGATACTGATGAGGCTACCGATTCAGAATAGGACTAGTGGAATAATGGCCACCAGGCTGCGGCCCCGGCTTGCCAAAATTTCCACGCGCAAAGGATACGTAATGAACACTTTTTATTTTGAGATGACTGATACTTTCGGTGGAGAAACTAACTATGCATGGGTAAAGCGCTTTGAAATTCGCGCTAAATCAATCCATGGTGCATTAATGAAATTATCCCATGAAACAGGATTCAATTTTCGGTTTGATGGCATTCGCTACCAAGCGCAAAAAGCTTGCGTAGTGGCTTATGAATTGGATGAGGTAGGACAATATTGGGAAGGAAAAAAACTCTAAGCCGAAACTAGCCGAAAG